AAGAATGGGGTAGTCCTTTAACAATTACAAGTGCATTTAGATCACCAGAATATAATAAAAAAGTTGGTGGTGCAAAGAAAAGTGTTCATCAAGAAGGCATTGCAACAGATATTAGATTTAGTAATTCTAGTGTAGAAGATAGAGCAAGATTCTTAAAAATATTAAAAGATAAAGGTATTAAAGGTGTTGGGTGTTATTTTCCATCAAAAGACGGTGGAGAGTTCTTTCATGTAGATATTGGTGGTGAAAGACATTGGGGCCCTAATGGTTCTAGAACATCTCAATATGGTTGGGCATTAGATGTACTTGCATGAGTGTTTTCGTTATAAATAGAATACACAGGAGAAATAAATGAGTATTAATCCATCTGCATTTTATGACGCATCTGCTACAAGTGATTCTGGTAGAAGTTCAAGAACATACAAAGATATCAATTTAAGTTTTGCAAAACATCCAGTAACAAAAGATATTGCAACATTAACTGATGTTGAAGCTGTCAAGAGAAGTGTAAGAAATCTAGTTAATACTAACTTTTATGAGAAACCTTTTCATCCAGAAATAGGTTCAGATGTTCGTAGAGCATTATTTGAACCAGTTTCTGAACCCACAGCAAATCTTCTAGGTCGATATGTTGAAGATGTTATAAAAAACTTTGAACCTAGAGTAGAATTATCAAATGTTATTTGTATAGGAAACATTGACAGCAACGCATATGAAGTTGTTATAGAATTTTATTTACAGAATGTATCATCAGACTTACAGACAACAAGTATATTTTTAGAGAGATTAAGATAATATGGCAACTCCAAAAAAACTTCAAGTTACAGAATTAGATTTTGACGATATCAAATCAAACTTAAAAACATTTATGAAAAATCAGACAGAGTTTTCTGATTACGATTTTGAGGGTTCAGGTCTTTCTGTTCTCATAGATTTACTTGCATACAATACACACTATCTTGGTATGAACGCAAACATGGCTTTGAATGAAGCATATCTTGATACTGCAACAGTTCGTTCATCAGTTGTATCTCATGCAAAGACTTTAGGTTACACACCTCGTTCTGCAAGAGCACCAGTTGCTTATCTTGACATTACAATTAATAATCCTGTACCAACATCAGTCACTATGGCAAAAGGAACATCATTTACAACACAGATAGATGATGTGAATTATAATTTTGTTGTAAACGAAGCACTAACTGCAAACAGAGAGAATGGAGTTTTAAGATTTATAAACACTCCAGTTTATGAAGGAACACTTTCAACAGTAAAATATACAGTTGATAAAAGTAATTTAGAGAAAAGATATTTACTTACAGATAATCGTGCAGACACAACAACATTAAAAGTTTCTGTTCAAAATTCTGTATCTGATTTAACAACTACAACATTTACACTTGCAACAGACATCACACAATTAACTGACACATCAAATGTTTATTTTTTACAAGAAGTAGAAGATGGTAAGTTTGAAGTTTACTTTGGTGATAATGTTGTTGGTAAAGATGTATCAGATGGTAACATTGTTATTTTAGAATACATTGTAACAAACAAAGGTAAAGCAAATAGTGCATCATCATTTTCTGGAACATCAGTTGGTGGTGAAACTAATTTAACAATTGCAACAGTTGTAAGTGCAGCTGGTGGTGCAGAACCAGAATCTATTTCTTCAATAAAATATAATGCACCATTAGATTTTGCATCACAAGGTCGTGCGGTAACAACTGATGATTACAAAGTTATTATACCACAAGTTTTTGCAGATACAAATTCAGTTCAAGTTTGGGGTGGTGAAGATAATAACCCACCAAGATTTGGTCAAGTGTATATTTCAATTAAAACAACTTCAGGTATTAATTTAACACAAGCTCAAAAACTTGTAGTAGAAAATGCACTTAACAAATATAATGTTGCATCTGTTCGACCAACAATTGTAGACCCAGAAACTATTAAGATAGTATTAAATGTTAATTTTAAATATAGTTCAAATGCAACAACAAAAACTGCAAGTGATTTACAAACAAATGTTTTAACAACAATTACAGATTACAATACATCTGATTTATCAAAGTTCGATAAGATTTTTAGATTCTCAAAACTTTCTAGATTAATTGATGCAACAGATGTTTCAATTCTTTCTAATATTACCACAGTAAAAATTAAAAAGTCAGTAACTGCAACTTTAAATACAACAAAAAAATATGAATTTGATTTTGCAAACGCACTTTACAATCCACATACTGGTCATAATAATGCTGGTGGAGGTATTATAGTTTCAACTGGATTCAAAATAGTTGGTAATGACAATGAATTATTTCTTGATGATGATGGTAACGGTAATGTTAGAGTTTATTATCTAGTTGCAGGAACAACAAGAACATATGTTGATTCAGCCGCAGGTACTATTAATTATGCAACAGGTTTAGTAACTGCTGAATCTTTAAATGTTACATCAACAACAAATACAGATAATACAATAACTGTTACAGTTATACCTAGATCAAATGATATTGTTTCTGTTAGAAATCAATTATTAGAAATTGACTTTGATAACATAACAATAAATGGTGGAGTAGATACAATAGAATCTGGTGGTTCTTCAGCAGGAACATCATATGTAACAAGTACATCATACTAGTATGGCATATAATCCAACATTAAAAAATAAAGTATCATCTCATATACAAACTCAATTACCAGAGTATGTAAAGGCTGACCACCCAACTTTTTCTTTGTTCTTAAAACATTACTATCAGTTTTTAGAAGCAGGTGAATTAACTTTAACTGGTTCAAATGATTATGTCATAGAAGAAACAGTTACAAAGAATTATATTCTAGATCAACAGAATGAGAAGATAGTTTTAGAAGAATCAGTTGGAAAATTTATTGCTAATGAAACCATTACAGGTTCAATATCAAAAGCTACTGCAACAGTTTTAGTTGATGACTTTGATGACAACAATAGATTATTCATTACTGCACAACAACAATTTATTACTGGTGAAACAATTACTGGTAATACTTCAGGTGCAACTTCAACTGTATCTTCATATCGTGCAAACCCAGTTCAGAATATTCAACAATTATTAGACTATGCAGATGTAGACGGAACGGTATATGATTTCCTTGACAAGTTCAAAGCATCATTCATGGAATCTTTACCAAACACACTTGCATCAGACATATCAAAAAGAAAACTTCTTAAAAGTATTAAAGATATGTATGCGGCTAAGGGTACAAGAGATGGTCACAAATTATTCTTTAGAATTTTATTTGATGAAACACCAACAATAGTTTATCCAAAAGATAATTTATTAAGACCATCAGATGGTATTTGGTTAGTCAATAAAGTTATTCGTATTACACAAAGTGGTTTATCTGATTTTTCAAATGCAATAGGACAAATTGTTACTGGTGTTACTTCAGGTGCAACTGCAAGAGTAGAAACAGTTATTAATTTTAGAGAAGGTTCAGAAACAGTAACAGAAATTACTATTGATGAAGATTCTATTGTAGGTTCTTTCACAATCGGTGAAACTGTCGAAACAATTGATACAACATTAGATGTAGAAATATCAGGTGTGATAAAAGGTGTTGTAACAGATACATCAATATCTGACGGTGGTTCATATTACAATGTAAATGATTCAGTTGCATTTGGTACTGGTGGTAATAATGAAGTTACTGCAATTATTGAAAGTATTGGGCCTGGTACTATTGATGAGATTCTTATTGATGGTGGTGGTTCAGGTTATTCAGTAGGAGATAGTATAGTATTCAATAATACAACAACTGATGGTATTGATGCTTCTGCAAAAATTGCTGTCGTTGGTGGTGGATTCTTATTAGAAAACTTAACATCACCTAATCATATGTTATTACAGACAAATGATTTTATTCGTTATGAAGATAATGAATTTATGCAACATGAACAGACTATTGGTGATTCTGATTATCTAACTTTAGAAGATGGTAGTCAAATAATTATTGAAGAAGAAACTTTCAATGATTTAGGTGTTTCAAGTGAGATAGGTGAAATAACAAAAGTCAATATTATTGATAGTGGTCAAGGTTATAAAAAGACACCTACTATTACGGTAACATCTTCAGGTACTGGTGCAAACCTTCATGCATTATCAACAAAGTCACCAAGAGTTGGTCATGCAAAAACAATATCAATTACAAACTTTGGTCTTAACTATTCAACTCCACCAGAATTATTTTTCAATAGAAACATTATCGTAAAAGATGTTGTAGGTTCATTTAGTGCAGGTGATACATTAACAAGTCATACTGCAACTGTTGTTGATTATGATGTAGGTAGAAAAATATTAGAATTAAGTACACAAGTAGATTTTATTCGAGGTGATACAATAACATCTATAACTGGTGCAACTGCAACAATTCATCAATCAGATATTGGTGTTGGTGCAACATCAGTAGGAACAATTGGAACTTCAGTAGGTTCATTTAATAATGATAGAGGTAAAGTATCTGTTGCAACAATGAGAATACAAGATAGTAGATATTATCAAGATTATTCTTATGTGGTTCGTGTTGGTCAATCAATTAATTTATGGCGTGAAAGTATTCGACAAACTATTCACCCTGCTGGTTGGAATGTTTTTGGAGAAGTATCATTCTCAACATTAATAAACGCATCAATACAAACACCTACAGCTGGTGATGTGATTGACTTTGCTGGTGCAGAAACATTCACTTCAGAACTCGCAACAACATTCCAGAATATCTTCAAAACTGTATTTAGAAGAAGATTGGGAACATCAACTGATGGAACTAGTATTAATACTGTTAATCCTACAACTGGTGAAGATTCACATACTGATTTTGCAGATAATACGAGAGAAGTCACTTTACAAACAAGAATTGACTTTTCTATTGGTAATACTTTAAAAGGACTTGTTCTTGGCCCAACTTTAGATTTGTTACCATCATATGCATTTACTATGCCACCTCAAGGAGTAGATGCAGTTGAAGGTGTTATACCAAACTACCCAGGCATATATAGAACAATACGAAGTGAAGCTAGTGATTCAACTTATTTTACAATAGATCAATTTAGTGATGTTAAAATTAATCAAGTGTGTGCATCTGATGGTAGTATACCTCTTTCTGCATATCAAACAAAGATAAATGTTCCACCTGCATCTGAAATTATTATAAAATCTACAAGTGGTACATATACTTTTGATGCAACTACAGAAGGATTTGATTCTAATATAGAAACTTTTGATGAAGTTTAAAAACTATTATAAATAATATTAAGTTAAAAAGGATATTAAATAATGTCAAAACAAGATATTGATATAGGAACAACAGCAAATGATGGTACTGGTGATAATTTACGAGATGGTGCTACAAAAGTTAATGCTAACTTTGCAGAGGTTTATACATTACTTGGTGATGGTACAACATTATCATCTGATGATATAGCATATACCCAAGTATCACAAACACTTACAAACAAAACTTTAACATCACCTGCATTAAACACACCTACAATAACATCTGGAGTTGCAGCCACTTCATTTGATATGAATGGTGCAGAGTTAATTTTAGATGGAGATGCTGATACAAGTATAACTGCTGATACAGATGACATTATACATTTTAAACTAGGTGGTAATGATAGAGTTACCTTTGAATCTGGTTTAATAGAATTAAGAAATGATGGTTCTCAATCACAATTAAGATTATTTTGTGAAAGTGCAAATGCACACTATGTTGCATTACAAGCACCTGCACATTCAGTTTTTAGTGGTAATCACACAGTAACATTACCAAACAAAACTTCAACACTACAGGGTTCTTCAACAGAAACTATTACAGCCGCTGGTGCAGTAGATGTTGATACAGAAGTTAGTCTTTTAGATTCAACTGCTGGTGTAATGACAATAACAATGGGTAGTGGTAGATTTGTTGGTCAAAGAAAAATTATTATTATGACTGTTGACGGTGGTAATGTAACAATGACACAATCAGGTGGTAATTTAAATTCTGGAAATGTTCCAGTTTCACTCATTTGGGAAGATGTTGGTGACAATGCAACTTTTATTTGGAATGGTAACGATTGGAATGTAGTTGGAATTGACTTACCAACATTAGGTGCATAACATAATATAGGATAAAGAAAAATGGCTCCAAGTAATTCAAAATTAATCGCAGAATTGATGAACAATAATACAACAATCAATACTGAAGCAATACCTAACGGTTCTGGTGTATCTATTGGTAGTGTTATACCATTTGGTGGATCATCTGCACCTACTGGATTTCTCGCTTGTGATGGTGCATATCTAGATAGAACAGTTTATGCAGATTTATTTTCTGCAATAGGAACTACATGGGGTACAACTACTGGTGATAATTTTAGACTTCCAGATTTAAGAAATAGATTTATTAGAGGTTCAAATAATACTACAGGTGTTTATCAAAGTGAAGCTACTAGAGAACTAAACTTTAGAACTCAAAATTCTACTGCTGGTATAGAATTTAGATTTGGACAAACTACTCCTGTTTGGTGGGGGGGAGGAAATCAAGGTACTAGAACGATAATCGGTCATCCACTTAACACAGGTAGTCAAACAAATAATTTTTCAGCTGCTAGAGCATATGCTGATCAGTCATCAAGAGCAGATAATGCTCAAATTGTAGTTATGAGAACACAGGGCTATGGAACATCTAATGAAATAAGACCGACAAACGCTTCAACTT